CGCTTGGTGTCTGCGCTTTTACCCTTATGCCCACCCCCCATCATCTGGCTAATCTGAATCCAGCGCTTATCCCGGCGTAAGGCCGCGCATAAACCGGGATGCGAGGTGTGGAAGTACACAGCCTTAGTGCGGTCCGCGTATTGGTTTACGTCCGGGTCGAATTGCATAGCGCAGACGGCGTTAAGAAACCGCATACCGACGCCCGCGCCTTGCCATTCCGGCATGACAACCATGCGGCAAGCCCGTATGCCCCCGATTTCCAGCTTAGGCGACGTGGCAATATGACAAACCGCTTCACCGTCGACAAACCCGACGTAATAGCGGGCGGCGACCATGCGCGGCAGTTTCAGATAATGATGTGGCTCAAACATTGGCCAGTACGCGCCGTCCGTCTTGAAAATCTCGAGTTCCAGCTTTGGCCTTCGCCGAAGTCTCCCCCTCTCGAGTTCCCCCGAGGCTGTGTCGTAAATCCAATCGGGTTCCACCCAGTCGAGAATGTCGTAATGGCAGGACAACAGCACGGCCAGGCTGCCGGTACGCCGCCAGGACTTCTGGAACGCGGACGCGCCGACGCGGGCGATTTGCCGGTCCACGACCGAGGTGAATTCGTCGATGATGACGCGCTCCCGGCCTTCGGCAATGACGCGGGCCAGGCCGGCCCGGAAGCGTTCGCCGTTGGAGAGCGCCTTGTAAGGCCGTAACCAGGCGGGCACGGAACCCAAGCCGACGGCAGAGAGCGCCCCGGTGACCTCGTCGAAGTTGCCCGCCGGGGCGATGGCATCGATGATCGGCTTATCCTCTGGCCAGCCTTGGTCGCCGTCATAGATGCCGCAATCCGGCCAGATGGCGCGGCCAATCGAGGTCTTGCCGCTCCCGGACGGGCCGACCACGACGCCGATTTGCCAATCCTGGGCGTCTATCGGCAGATCGGTGTCGAGGGAAAAATCCGCCCCGCTTTCGCAGTTGAATAACGACTTGACGCGGGCGGCGCGGTAGCTGTTGAAATCGGAACAGCGGTTTCTGACTTCTATCTTCACTAGTTCACCAGGACTTTGCAGGCCAGGCCTTGAGCGGTCAGGCGGTTGTATATCGAGGCTTGTTCCGGTTCGTCGCGGCACTCGACGAGGACGGCGAATTTTTCCTGGTATTCAATCCCGCCCGGTTTTCCGTCGCCTTCCCCCGGGCCTTGCCTGCTGTCGAAATTCAGGAGCCTTTCAAGATCCTTTGCGTCAAAACCAATCGCGCCCAAGTCCACATCGAGCCCCTGCAACTCGGTCAGCTCCAGCGACAACAGCGATTCATCCCAGCCAGCATTCAGCGCCAGCTGGTTATCGGCCAGGATATAGGCGCGCTTCTGCGCGTCGGTCAGGTGGGCCAGGCGCAGGCAAGGCACTTGCTCCAGTCCCAGCGATTGCGCGGCCATGACGCGGCCGTGCCCGGCGATGATGCCGCCCTCCCCGTCAATCAAGACGGGATTGGTAAAACCGAGCTCGGTGATTGATGCGGCAATCTGCCGGACTTGTTCCGGGCTATGGGTGCGAGCGTTCCGCGCGTAGGGCGTGAGCGCGGCGGTGGCCAGGGCTTCAATCTGCAGGCTCATACTTCACCCCGCAATTCTTCCCGCAGGCCAAACAGCTCTTCGCGCTGTTCGGCGGCGGGGCGGGCTTCGTCGCGCCATTCCAGGCGCAAATCGTGGGCAATGCGGCTGCTGTAGCCAATGGCGACCAGAAAGGCGCGAAACGCGGCTTGTAAGTGCTCGCGGCTGCCATCGCCGCAGCTGACCAGTTCCGCGCGTGTCTGGCCGGTGCAATGCGATTGGTCGACCTGATAGCGGATGGTGACGGTGTGGTTGTTCACAGCATTTCCTCTTGTTTGCGACATTGGTGTTCGTTCAGTGCGGCCAGCTCGGTGGCGCCGATATCCTCGAGCGCCTTGTGTAGGGCGTTGGGGTCGCCTTTGAGGCGGCCAGCACCGGCGCGTAACGATCGGCCAGCGACTGGAAGGCATCGGCGACGGTGCGGCCGATATCGGCCAGCAGGTAGTCGACGTCGTTTTTGTCATAGAGCAGCTTGGCGGCCTGGTCGAGCTCAAGATTGGCGAGCTCGGCTTGAGCCTGCAGACGCCTGAGCGAGGCCTGCTTGTGCAACAGGCCGAGTTTTTCGGTAACGCCCAGGCCGGCCAGGTTGGCCGGTTCGGCGCCGAAGGCTTCCGGCTCGCGCTGCCGCGCCTTGTCTTCGTCAAATTGCGCCTTGCGGGCCTGATGGCGCGGCTCGACGCTTTCGGTGGCGTCGCGCTCCCGTAACGCGCTTTGCAAGTCGATTTTTCCATCGGGGCCGATACTGATTCGGCCAGACTGCCCCCAACGGGTAACCGTTGACCGGTTGACGTTGGCAATGCGGGCAAACTCAGCGGGAGAGACGCGGCGCTTTTGGCTGGCCGCGCCTGTGTCGGTATAGGCCATGTCGGGATCCTCGATTGACTCGGGGATGCCGTATGGCCGATGCCGAAGCGATGGCGCGGGGCGATTCCGTGGGTTTGATGAGAGTAAAAAGCTATTCCAGCGCCGAAATTCAGTTTGCCGTGGAATTTTCCACGCCTGATTCCACGCCTAAAACCTCTGAAAACCCTTGTTTCCACTAATTCCACGGGTTCCACGGCAGACACGCACGGGAGGTTTATTGTTGTGTTTGGATTGGTGGCGTTTGATGTCTCACACGTCATGCGCGCGGTTAGGCGTGGATGCCGTGGAACGCGTGGAAACAAGGGGTTTGCGGCGTTTTTTGCCGTGGACACTTGCCGTGGAATGGCGTTTTTCCGTGGAATCATGGAGCGGCTCATAGCTCGACACCTGCAGCCTGGGCGAACAGCAGGAAGCCATCTGTCAGCCATTCGGTGAGAGTGACGCTGTCGGGTTGCGGCAGGACGGTTTTTTGATAGGGCCGATGGCCGTCTGGCACTTTCTTCATGGCTTCAGCCAGGTCTGAAGCGGACGGGACCACCATCTTTCGCTTTTTGATGGTGCGGTCATTGCCATCGGTCCAGGTGGCGCGGGACTCTCCGGAAGACCATCCATGCCGCTTGCCGGCGCAGCTGATCAGTTCCTTTGCCCCGCGCCTCCGTTCGCCGTGCCGTTCGCACCAAAGCTCGTACATCTTGTAAAGGTGCGAGCCGAGGCAGGGACAAACCGGAATGATGCGGCCGTCGGGCCCCTCAAGCTCCAGCGCGAGCCATTCCTCGATAAAGCGCTGCTCGGAGGATTCGCCCAAGACGCGAAGATCAGACTTGGCCCGGGTCATGGGCGGATGCGTCCAGGGCTTGAAGTCGCCAAGGTCAAGATTCAATAGGTAGTCATGCAGGGCCTCGATGCCGCCAGCTTCGATCTCGGCATTCACTTCGTCGAAGTAGTGCGTTCCGAGTTTGGGCGGAACCCAGACGACCAGATGACGCCGGTCATCCGCTTCCATCACCAGCGGCATGCGCTCGTTGGAGAGGAAGACGATGTTCATGTGGTTGCGCTCGGTATGCGCGGCCACGTTCTTGGGGTTGACGCGGATGGTATCGCCGGTGATGAAGCCCTTCAGCCGGTTCTTGATGTGGTACATGTCCTGTCGGGCCAGGACTTCATCCGCCAAAATAAACAGCTTCTTTTCGGCCCAGTCGGCATTGAACTTGTCCTCGAGCGCTTCTTGCCCGAGTACGCGGAAATACGGGCCGAAGATCTTGCCGTAAGCCTCGAAGAATCGGCTTTTGCCGGTGCCTTGTGGGCCATGGATGACCAGGGCGGTGTGCATCTTGGCTCCCCGGTGCTGTAGCGGATACGCCAGCCAGCGGAGGATCCATTGATAGATTTCATCCTGGTTGGCTTCATTGCTGCAAAGGTATTCGAGCAGCCCGAGCAGCGCGTCGCACTTGCCTGGCTTGGGGACCGATGGCCACCCGCCAAAGAGATTGCAGCGAATGGCGGCGTCTCGCTCGGTCGGGTCAAAGCCGATTTCGGTATCACGCGCGACACGCCAACCGGGATGCCCTTTGATGTTGTCCCATTGCCGCGGGGGGATGATGTTCATCACGTCATCACGGTGGACCAGCCGCCGCTCGACTTCGTCGAATAGCGTCTTGCCACCCAGCCCGTAAGTGCCCCAGAATCGTGCAACCGCTTCATCGACGCTGATCATCGACTTCATTGGCGCGTCGCTGCCATCCCCGCCCCCCTGTGGGAGAGGCCCCGCGGTCACAGACGCTCGCGGCCCGTCGCGCCATCCAAGCGCATCGAGCTTGCCGTTGATCTGGTTGGCCAGGGTAAGGGGGACGCCGGTGAGGATGGCCAGGTCGTTGAAGTCGGTCAGCTTCTTGCCGGCCCGGAGGTCGCCACCGTCTGGCCCGGTGAAGTCGGGCTTGATCCAGTCGCAATGCGGAACCTCGGCGCTGGCTTTGGCTGCAGCTGCACAACCCGGGTTGCCTTGGGTCAGGTAGTCGTCATCGGCGGCGATCAGCAGGCGAAGATTCGGCGCGGCTTTGCGGATCTCCTTTGCGGCCTTGTCGATATTGCCGGCGGAAAAGGCATAAGCGCAGGGGATCCCGGTGGATTCATGTAGGCTGGCCGCGGTGGCGAACCCTTCAGTCAGCAGCAGCGTGCCGGATCGGGGGAAATGCCCCAACAGGCCGAAGGTGGACGCCATCGCCATGCCGGTTGGCCAGAAGGTCTTGCCCTTGTCGCTGACAAACTGCAGGCCCTGAATGTTGCCGCTGGTGTCGTGCATGGGGATAACCAGGCAGGCGCCGGCCCGCTTCAGTCGCTCGGCATTGTCTTGGTCAAGATGGGGTAATCGATCGATATCCACCGCACCCAGCACGCGCGAGGTATGCGGCTGGATCTGTTTGCGGCTCAGGTAAGAATGGTCGGTCGCGGGTTGGCAGCCGGCCCAAACCATGCCGGCCCATTCGGCGGCGCGCTTGGCCTGGGCTTTATTGTTGGCCTCGGCTTCCTTGAGCATAGCCTTGCGCGCGGCGGCCATGGCCTTGTGGTCTTCGGCGTCCATGTCACGGTCGCCGATCTGCTTGGGGATCTCAATC